CAGCATTATCTCGCTTCATCTGACTTATTTCGTGGTAATCCTTAGTTGAAAGCTTTATGCCCACATCATCTGCAAACTTAAGAGCTGCGGCATTATCGTATTCAAGAAAGTCATTTACACGTCTAAAATCAGAAGGCTCTAACCTTGTCTTTGTCTCTAAATCCGCAAGGCTATACGCCACATCATCGATATTTCCAGCATCCCGGTAAGGGGCAAAATCAGAACTAAATTGCTTGTATGCACCCTTGTTAGCCACACGCACAGGCGATGGCGCACGCACCGTGTAAGCATCAGCAGAATAAAGCGGGTTGCTTCGTAGTTTTGGATCAAATGCTTCTGGCTTACCAACAAGCGATATATCCCCAAAACCTGCGAACGGCACATCTTGTTGAGTAACTGCTATAGACGGGTTAGGCATGCCTCCCATTGCTGATTGACGCGCTAACTTATCTGCCGTCGTGTTATGCAGGAATAACAAGTCTTTTGCAGTCTTTACCGGCCCAGCCTCTGCCTCTTCTGGCGCCATCAACGCTGTTAGACCTAAAGCCCCTGCTGCTGTTCCGCCAAGGATATTAGAGCCTTTGTACTCCGGGTCGAATGCGGCGAACAGTGAGCGGACGTTACGGGGGTCGAAGGTTACCGCTTCAGGTGCTAAAGAGCCTCGCTCCCCTGCTTTACTACCGGCGTATCCCATGCCCTCAAGCGTTTCATTTAAGATGCGCTGGCCTTCTCTGCCGCTAATCTCAGGCCGTAGATCAAAAGCGTCGGCACGCTTAATATAGTCACCGCGCAATAACAAAGGCATAACATTGCCGCCTTCGGCATAGGGACTTGGATATCCTGCAAATACAGACGCCTTTGATGGGCTGGGCGTAGTGTAAACACCTGGCCCCATCTTGCCTTTTGCACTAGGTCTGAACTGCGTGATATCTGCTTCTGTGCCGTGATATTGCACGTTAGAAGGATCGAAGCCCATAGCCTCAGCACGCTGCATACGAGACGCTGTGTCCATTGGAAGTTGGCCGGTAACAATGCGCTCAGCAGTTTCTTCTGTGAATCCAGCAGTGATTAGTTCATCAAGAATGCCGCGTAAGCGAGAGCCAATTGCCATGAAGCCTCCAGTGTAGAAAGCCGATTATATCAGACAATACCCTGTAAGTTCCTGCGTATTGGCGCACCCCAGTCTGAGGTCTTACGGTATCCAATCGCTAAGTATCTAAAGGCGTCTGCGCAATGTGAGGTCCAATCATGCAAAGGCCGCTCATTCCACACCATCATCGTCTCGTTATACTGCCGCCTGTACTGCCTGAGACAATCGATACCCTTCTCGCACTTGTCTTTGTCAAAGTAAGAGAGATCAAGGATAGACCTAACTGCCTGGATGCCATCATCGACGTTTAGCTGTGGCGCAATCTCTACCGGCTTCACGCCCAAGTTATCCAATACCTCAAGCCTCGACCGGCCACTGCCTAGCTCTCTGACCCTGACATCGTGAGGTAGGATGTGCTGCTCATAGACATAGCCCTTCTCTTGCAGGATACGCTCATAATGATCTAAGCCAACGCCGGCGTTCTCGTAGTAGTCTATAAGCCTTACCTCTGGCCCTACAAACTGAGCGAACCAAATAGCAGTGCTATCGCCCACACCTAAGTCCCAAGCCGTCACAACGCCGACTGAGCGCTCGTATGGCACGCGATCTATACGGTTCTCGTGTAAGGCATTAGCCATCTCTTGAGTGTAGTAAGCGCCTTCTGAGAAGATTCTAAAGTCACCTTCCCATATATGATCGTAGACATCCGGGCGCTTCTTGAGATCCTCTTGGCGCTCCTGCTCAAGCACATCAGGAAACCACGGATTATCCCGCCAGTTCATTTCTACCATCTTGCAATGTTCTGGCTCAGTCATACGAAAACGCGCATGAGTAGCGGAGTGCTTATTCTCAGGGTTCCAGGTTACCCATATCTCGGAGTCATCCTCTCGCACTGTAGGGATAAGCTTCTGCCAAGCCGTCTCAGTAACCGTCTCTGCCTCATCTACCCAGCACAATAAGATACGAGCCTTTGACTTAATGCTATCGAGGTTTCTTCGTAGACCTGCGAACACGTAAGTGATGCGTCCATCCTTGCTGCGAATGTATCTCTCACCGATCTCGTAGTAGTCAGCCAGGCACTGCACGGACCGTATAGCGGACTTCACTTCCTCCATAGAGGATTCATCCAGAGAGTTAAGGTGTTCACGAGCGCAGAGTATCTGACCTTGCTTGCCGGCAACTCCCCAGCGCATACCCCAGACCGCAGTCATTAATGCGAATGAGCGAGTCTTGGCAGAGCCACGTCCACCGTAAGAGCACCTGTACCTAGCTTCGCCGGTAAATAGACTGGCTAGCTTGGGCGGTAGTTCAATCGAGACCTTTTGCGACAAGTTCAATCACCATTGGTGGAGTCATAGAGCCATCACTGCTAGTAAGATCAGCGTCTACTTGCTTGAGGTCTGGAAGCGTCTTAGCAAGCATCTTAAGGCGTAACTCAGCTTGGGTTTTCTTCTGCTGTACCTTAGCTTGGAAGTGCTCGTCTGATTTAGGGTCTAGTTCGCCAATTTGATCAATCAAATCAAATATATACTCGGCCTTACCCCTAATGCTTAATGCGCGTCTGTTCTCTTCATCTTTAACAGCGCGTACCTTCTGCCGTCTTGTAGCTGCCACCGTGTCATTCCTCGTCTGGGTGCGGTATTGAGTCGGCCCAGTACAGCCCCATGCTGCGTCCTGCCCGTATCTCTCCGTCCAAAATGTCCTCAACTGTTAGTGGCCATGATTCTACAGACATGTCGTCAAAAGCAACGAGAACAGTGCGCTCTTCGCCCGGCATATTACCGACCTCGATTGCGTGCCACTTTATGTTCACCACTTGGAGCATTTAATTACCCCCAACAGTTGAGTACCTAATTATTTTACGCTAATCCTCTGTTTTCTCAACATATTGTGGATGAGGGGTAAAAATCGACACACCATATAGTTCGTACTGGCGTAGATATTTGCGCATTGTGTCGTAATGCACGCCAAAAGCCTCGGACAAAGACCAAACATCTACACCCTTATCATAAAGGTCTTTAGCCTCTGCCATTTCTTGCTTAGAAATCTTCACACGTCACACCTAACTCTTTGTAGTCAGGCCACTTGCCGTCACAAACCATCTCCACATAAAAAGCTTCTTCTGCAAGCTCGTCTTCGTAGTCTGCGTTACCCACCAGCCCCAGAGCTATCAAAAATATCACTAGCCCGATCAATGCCGCCCTCTTCTGCGATAAGTCCATGCCAATACTCCCTTAGCTGTTTGTTGTTTTTTAGCTTCTCAAACGCTTTGCGCTCAATCACTTTAATGGTTTGACGACTAACACCTAACACCTCAGCAACCTCTGAGTACGTCATGTGATGGTGTGGGTTTGCTGGCTTTGCCATTAATCTTCCCAAACCTCCATAGAGCCTTCGTTCATGTCACACAAGGTTAAATCACCCGCCTTGTAAGCCTCCATCTCTGATTCGTACTCAGGCTCAGACGTGTACACCTCGCCTCCGTCCCGACCAATGATCGTGTATCCCCACATACTTTTCTCCCTTAAAACCAATGAAGTTAAGTTAACAAAGGGTGTTATTGCACACAAGGGTTTGCGGCAAATGTGACGCTTTTTTAGGGGGCAGAAGGTTAGGGTGGATTCACCCGAGGTAAGCTCGCTTAGTTACCGAGCCGGGTAATGCTTTGCCATCTCTAGCGCACGCGCATTTTCTAGCTTATTAATAGCACACAGATCAAGGTACTCAGACTCAGTAAGACCCTTCAACCTCCCGACCAGAACGCAAACTGTTTCGAGATTTTCTATATGCTTATAGCCATTGCGAGTACAGAACATGGCACGTTTCACTTTCGTACACATAATCACCTCCATATAGGCAGGATAATTATATCACATATTGTGTTATGTATACGCCAGCCAGGCGATGCTCTTGTTCTTTGATGCGCTGCTTAAAGTCAGTAATTAAGTCTTCTAGCTCTATTGCAGTGAACTTGCGTGGCTGATGCTTGGAGGCAATCAGCTCGCGCATTGCGTCTAGGCCATAGGTATCAATCATAAACAGGGAATAGCTATCGATATTGCCCTTGCGGGGGCCGTTACAGCCCTTGCACTGCGGGTGTATGTTTTCCTCTACAAGAAGAGTGGCGTTGTGCCCCCGGCTAACAAAGTGGCCGCCATCCATTTCTTTGTAGTGGCCCATCTTGCCGCAGGTGACACACTCACAAAACCCGTCGTCATTGGCATACTTCATGCGCACAAGTTTTTGAAGTAAGGTCGCCGCGTCTTGCTTAAGCTTTGCTACTGTCTTGGGTTTGCGCGCTGGCACGGGTAAACATCCTCTCTCGTAAGATAGCTTTTTCACTATGGCCGCAATCGCATGACCAGCCATCAAGCTTGTGTGGGTACTCTTTCTTAAACTGCGGCACCATTGTTTTACGACATTCAGTGCATTGCATCTGGGGCAAATATGATGTCATATTCTAGACTGTCCTCCTCTAAATCAAGTAACGCCGACATCCACATTTTTGCGAACTCGTCGATGGGCAAATCGATTGTGATCCCCTCAGTGGCCCAGCCTGAAACGTAAACTCTGCACTCACTAGAGCATTCCTCGGATGTTACGCCGCATATATTTGCAGTCTTTATCAATGACATCCCGCCGTTAGGCAATGGACAGCTAAGAACTTGTATCATTTTTTGGCCTTACAGTTATGCGAGCAACTTCGCCATCGGCTGCATCGTAGGTGATGACCTTTGCGCCACGCTGTGACATAAGCCCCAGGCGGGTCGCGTATGAGTCGCGAGAAGCAAGGGTCGGATGTTGCTCAGTGATGGCGCCAGCATCCTCTAATAATCGCTCATGATGGTAATGGCCTGAGTGTATATAGGCGATCTTAGACTTACCCCAGTCCTCTCGGAACCGCGGCTCACTAGCAAACACTTTTGGCAAGCTACCCATCTTAGCTTTGTGGCCATGATGGAAGCACAGCATGGTCTCGCCGTGCCTATAAGCGTAATAAGGAAAGTCGTTATCAATCACTTCAAGCCTTGGCTCGTTGGCGTACAACTTGCGTATGAACTTGCGCAGCCAGATAGACCCAGCAAGATCGTGGTTCCCCTC